AAATATTTTAATTATGAATTACGAAGAATTTTTAGTTCCAGTTGAGATAGCGAAGGAACTTAAAGAAATAGGATTTAATGAACCGTGTTTATTTGTGTTAAATCCTCATAATACTTTAATACTAAGTTCAGAGGTTCATGACAAGGGAATAATTGATATTAGAAAAATCAAACCTCGTAGTAATGGTAAATTAGGAGAAGATTTTTGCTCAGTCCCTACCTATGAACAGGTGTTTGATTGGTTTTGGGAAAAGAAATATCCAGTTTATTTTCTCAATACAACAGAGCGTTCAACAGATAATATTGGGTGGATTTTTTGCATAAGAGAAAAAAAACAAATGACAACCATTTACAACTCTTATAAAGATGCACGACTAGGATGCATCAGAGAACTAATCAAAATTTATAAAAATGAAAACATTTAAAATTTAATCATATGGATATTATTGGAAACATATACAGCAGAGAGGCTGCAGAGCAGAAAACAGAAACATTCCGTGTTCAAGAGTTCATGCTGGACGCTTCTTACTTTGACAATTACAATCAGACCCAGCGAGAGAATTTCCTCAAAATGCAGGTCAAAAATGCGAACATCGATAAGTTAGCAGCAATTCCCGACGGAAGTAGAGTGAAAGTATTTTTCACGATAGAAGGAAGATTCTACGACAAAGAGGATGGAACAAAGGGACACGCTCAGAATCTCTCTGCGTTCAATTTCGAAGTGATCAAGCTGGCTGAGAATAAACCAGCCACTCCTGCTGCTCCTGCACCACAAGAAACCGACTTCTAGATGCTTAGGCGCTAATTAGTTTTTTTCATTGTAATCCGCTCAGATTTGGGCGGATTTTTCTTTTTGATATACATCAGTTTTCGCACACCTACAAGGCGGCGATTTTCACAACCCCCTGCCACCCCCAAAAAGTTGTAAAAAAGTTGTAAGAATTGTAAGGAATTATCCGAGCGGTCTGTTTGTCGGGTTTTATCGCCTTACAACTTTTATTTTTATTTTGTAAGGAATGGATAATCCTTACAAAAAAATTGTAAGGGAAAAACTGCCTTACAAAATGAATTTGGCTGTTGTATGGGATTCTTACAACTCTAAGTAAGGTGTAAATAATTGAAAAATAAGCATTTATAAAATCCTTACAATTCTTACAACTTTTTTCCTACTTTTTAGAGAATTTCAGAATAAAAGTTTCAGAAACTAAAAAAAGCAGAGCCTTTATAATATGGTGGAAAAATCATATACTTGCTCAAAAAAATAAGGATGCTAGTAAGTATATTTTTGCCAGTGAGTAAGCCGATCAAGCAGTTTTTGACTCAGAAATTTGGTGCGGAATATCAGCCAAGCCGAGATAATTGGTTCGGAATTCTTATCAGTTCCCTTTTGAGCAAGAAAAATTCGAACTGGGATGATCGTGGAAAAAATGAAGTCTTCGAGGAGGAATATAAAATTTCCTTCAAATTATCTTATTCCGATAAACACGGAATCTGCATTCTTCCGACGCACGAGCAACTGCTTCGGCGTGCGGTGGAAAGTTTGTTTCGGGAACATCTGTATGAAACTGCAGTTCTCAATAAACTCTACTATGATATAGAGTATAAAACATCCATAGAAAACCTGCTGAATTTCTACGGGATCCACGAGGAAGAAAAATCCTATTATCAAACTATCATTAGAGATTTTAACAGGAAAAAGGATAAAATCGCCCAACGATTAGAAAACCAGCCAAATAAAATATTTTCGTAAAAAAACTTTAAAATATGGTGGAAATCAGCAATATTCCAGAAAAATTCTTTCGTGAAATTCGACAAATCGAAATTTTCAACGCCAAAGAATATTCATTCACAGCGAACAGCACAGGCAAGAGTGTTTCTACTGAACCGAAAATAATCTTTAAAAACATCGTTCCCGAGGACTTTGACAGGTCTATCAAAAGAAAATCCAAAAACGGAAACGCTTTTTTCGAGGTGGATTTATCATTTAATCTCCACAGTATGAACCCGATGGACATTATTACTTATTCTATTCTTTTGAATAAAAAGGGGTTTGCCATCCGCCTGGTGACCAATGTAGATTCCATGATATTGGGCAATGAGCAGGAGCCGTTCATGGTAGAAGTTCACGATGGGCGCAAGGATGATAATTCTGGAAGTGATAGGATGCAGATCCAAATTTCTGGCGCTACCATTATAGAGCCCAAAGCCCAAAGCTTATAACTTTTCTGTCTTTTTTTACGCAAAGAACATTTTGGATTTTTGAAAAATAAAATCTAAGAATGTTTAATGGTAATACTTTATTAAATACTCCGCTGGCAATAGACAAAGGCTATTTGATGAGCCTTGTTCCATCATTGGCAGCGGAATTTATGTTGATGAAATCCTCTCCTATACAGAGTGTAAAGGAGAGAGAAATGCAGTATTTATCCAAAATCAACAAACAGGGAGAAGGGAAAGAAAACATGAAGTTTCCTGTAATAGTGGATATCGTGGGAGCAATCACTAAATATTCTACTTACTTCTCTTACGGCACCCAGTTCCTTGGGGAGCTCTTGAAAGAATTGGATAGAAGCCCAAGTGTTTCGGGAATTATTCTCAATATAGATTCTGGAGGCGGTATGGTTTCTGGAACCGCAGAACTTACCCATATCATCAAGAATTTAGAAACTCCTACTATATCATATACCAGCGGTTATCAGTGTTCGGCAGCGCTGGACATTGCTTCTGGGTGTGATTATCATATGGCATCTCCTTTTTCTGATAAAATTGGCTCCATTGGGACGATGCTCTCTTATCAAGATTTTTCGGCAATGTTCGAAAAATGGGGAGCGAAGATTTATGAAATCTATGCTCCGCAGTCTACAGAGAAGAACAAAGAATATCGTGAGCTGATGAAAGGAAACGAAAAACTCTACACTGAACAGCTGAAAGTTTTAGCAGATGATTTTATTTCCAGGATGAAAGAAAATTTTGGAGAGAAGCTGAAAGATGACGGGCATGTTTTCAAAGGAAAAACCTACACTCCGAAAGAGGCTTTGGAAATCGGTCTTATAGATGAACTCGGCTCTCTAGAAGATGCATTGAGCAAATTTTAATCATAATATCAAATAAAATGAAATTCACAAGAATCACAGCCCTACTGGGACTAGCGCAACTGACATTCCATGCAGGAGTGTTTGGAACGCAGAAGCCTTTTGCGAAGCTATCGGAAGAGGATTTGGAGAAAATAGAAAACGCCTTGGCTGGTCTGGAATCAGAAGGAATGGCGGAAGAACTGGAAAGCACCAAGCAGAGTCTTTCTGATGCTGTAACGAATCTAGAGGTCGTAAAAAAAAATTCGGAAGAAACGGCACAGGCGGTAGAAGCCGCACTAGAAACTGCAGGGTTAAAAGAGGAGGCTAAAGAAAGCGTAGTGGAGAACATCGCTTTACTTGGGGAAAAATGCAAGGAATTCGGAGGCTCTAAAAACAGACATTCTGTGGTAGAGAATGACGGAACAGAGAATTCTGAAAATGGTTTGATTGGAGGATTTATGAATCCAGAAGATGAGCACAACAAGTTGCTCCAGAGATTGAAAAAGTAGAATTAAATAAAAAAATAAGAATATGAGTTTAAAAACAGACCAGATTAAAAACGAGCTTATTCGTTATTTATCTGTAAATCCTACTTTATTCAACGGTATGGTTTTGTCAAGCGAGGTTTACATTAACCGATTTGTTAGAACCGTAACCAAGGTAAAGGGACATTATCCATCGGTTCAGGCATTGATGAGCCATGCAGTTCAGATTTTTGATTCCAAGAAAGTGACTCCTTATGGAGATATTACATTCTTGTATAAAGATTTGAAGAATTTCCATCAAAAAGTGGATTTTCAAATAGATCCAGCGGAGATTGTGGGAAGTGTTTTTGAAGAAAAATACGAAGAAAGCAAAGGACTGCAGCAGAAGAGCATCTCTGTTCTTGCTATGCAGATTTTAAAGGAAAAAGTGATTGATGATGTTAATATTCTATCTATCACTGGTAAGTTTGATGGATCACAGAAAGGGCAGGCTTCTCCTACATTCGGTTCATCAATGGACGGGTTGAACGAGATTCACAAGAAAATAGCAGCGGATACTACAAATCCAGCGTTCTTGATTCCTGGTGATGCAATGACCAAGACCAATGTATTGGATTTGGTAACTGAGTATGAAAGACAGATTCCATCACTTTATAAAAACAAAGTGAAAACTATCTTCATGAGCCAGACTGATGCGGAAGACTATCAGATTGCATACGAAGATAAGTTCGGACAAAACAAGTTCCAGGATGATGCCATGAGAACAAGACTTGGTAAGAGACAAATCGTGGGCATACCGAACCTTACCAAAGGAACTATCGTGTCTACGGTGGACAATAACCTATTAAGGCTTATTGATGAAATAGACAATCCAGCGACTATTACTTCGGTTCAAGAGAACGGAAGAATACTGGATGTTCTTGGAGAGTTTTCTCTTGGATATGATTATGCTGTAAACCAATTGGTATTCATGCATACATCAGACGGAACGAAGAAACGAGGATTGAACAATGCGGATCAGAACGAATTGTTCTATGCAAGTGAAAAACTAAGTGTGTAATCCTATACCTGTAGGCACTTTAGGGTGCTTACAGGTTTTTCTAAAAAAATAATATTATGGCAAAAGAAGACGAAAAAGTTTCTGAAAACATTGAAGAAACTGCAGGTAATACTGAAGAATCTACAGAAAATGTAGCAAAGGAAACTCAGCTTGATACCAGGGAAAACGAACTGAATGTTTTTGCGGACCAGCTCAAAGAAAAAGAAGCTGAACTGGACAATCGTGAGAAAGAAATTGCAAAAAGAGAAGCTGAACTGGATAAGAGAGAAAAATCTCTTACAAAGAAAGAACCTAAACCAGCAGAGCCAAAAGCAGAAGCTGTTTCTTTTGAGTTCAATGGAGAAAAATACAGATTCACTGATGATGCTCCGAGCAAAATCAGAATCGACGGCTTAGTGAAAACTCAGCAGGAAATCTCCCAAGACGAAGATATACTGCTTCAGTTGGTCGTTGGCGGGTCTGGATTGATAGAAAAAGTTTAACCAAAAAAATAAATAAAATTATGGCAAGTTGTTTTGATAGCATTCCGCACGAGAACTTGGAGCATTGCCCAAATGATGAAATCAATTCTGGGATTGCAACGAAGTTGTATTATGTTCCTGTAGATTTCATTAAAAGCATGGCAAAGCCTACGATTTCTACTACCTATGCCAGCAGGGTAACCATTGCGGCAGGAGGTATTGTTCTCAATAAGGATAAAGCGTGGAAATCCATCGACATTCAGATGGATGAAGGAGAGTTGAAACCAACCCTTACAGGGAATGTGGGCAACAAGAAGACAAAAACAGAATTGGAATTTCTTATTCCTGGTCTTAGAACGGAAGTGTTGGGCTGGATAGATGCCTATAAGAACGCTCCGTGTGTTTTTGTTGTGAAAGATGCCAACGGAAAACTCTTTGTGATTGGAAACAAAGACCTTGGAGCAAGAATAGATTCTGCCGAGGGAACTACAGGTAAGAAGATAGATGATAACTCTGGAGTAACAGTGAAGTTGGTAGCGAATGCGAAATCTTGTGTGTATGAAGGGGAAATCACATTAGAACCTGCAGCGTAGAAAATTGGAAAAGATGGATAAAAAGTATTTCAAACTAAATGTTCCGATTGGAACAAGGATTATCAGTTCTCGTGGTGATTTTGTAGTGGAAGAAGTTCCAGATGATGCTTTTGATTTTTTCCAAAGAGGCTCTCAGTGGCTTTCGCTGGTGCCAGAGGCTGTAGAGGGTCTTTCCAAATTGTCGGAAACGAAACTTAAAAGCCTTTTAGCTCTCAAAGAAAGGCAGGATATGACAGAAGATGCTGGCATTATCCGAGAGGCTTTGGAGCAAATTCTCCTTACGAGAACGGAGACAGCAGAAGATAAATCAAAATCACAAAAGAAACAGGAAGCCTAGTGCTTTCTGTTTTTTATCATTATGAATGCAAAAGAACACCAGGAACTTTTAGAAAAGTATATTTCATACGGAGGAAACCAGCGGATAACGGAAGCCTGCAGGAGGTTTTCCCTGCAGAATTTCGCAAAGCTGAAATATGAATTTTCTCGATTGAATAAGCCTGCAGAAGCGAAAGTTTCAGCTGAAATCCCAACCGATAAACCAACAGACCAGGAGAGTGGAATTCCGAAAACAGAAGCGCCGAGAAAAGTCTTCAATGATTTTATTGCAGATTATCCCGTAGAGCTTCATAAGGCTTTCCGCAGACGCTGGGGGCTGTGGATGGAGGCTTGCTCCCTTAAAATTCAGCTCGGAGAACTTGACCCTAAAGACGAAGACGAAGCCTTTGAGCTTCAGTGGAAAATTTGGAATTGTTTTAAAGAATTTGACCAATGCCAAAAAGTGCTGAAACATTACAGAGAGCATAAGAGAATAATGCCTTTGGAGACTGAAACTGATTTTGAGGGAATGAATGAGCTGGAAATTTATAAACATCGGGACAATCTTAGGGCGCTGATTACAAGGAGGAAACAAACCATTAAGAAAATGGAAAATTCCCTGCCTGCTCCCGAAGATCCAGAGTATAAGAGCCGACTGCACACGCTGAATCTAAAACGGGAACAACTCCAAGAAAAAGAAAACGAACTCATGGAATGCGAAAAATTTTTGAATAATGGAAAATAAAATACATGCTCCTTTGGAATGGTATACGGTTCAGAGGAAAGTAAAAGAGTTAGTGCCTTGTGATTTCAATCCAAGACAAATAAATGATGCCGATATGAAAAAACTCCGAGAGAGCTTGGAGAAATTCAATTTGGTAGAAATTCCAGTCATTGACCTGGACAATACGCTGATAGCAGGACACCAGAGAGTAGCTGCGTTGTTCGTGTTGGGGCGTGGTGAGGACAATATCGATGTAAGGATTCCAAACCGAAAACTTACCGAGGAGGAATTCAAAGAATACATGCTCCGAAGTAATATCCATAATGGTGAATTTGATTGGGAAAAAATAGAGGAATTCTTTCAAGATTTAGACCTTGAAGGCATCGGAATGGATATGGGCGATTTTGATGAATTTTTGAAACAGAACGCTGTGCTTCCGCCTGAAGAAGAGGGCGATTTTGATGCCTCGCTCCCTGAAAAAACGCAAAGCGTGGAGGGGGATTTATTCGAATTAGTTTCTAAAGATAAAAACATAAAGCATAGATTTTTGTGCGATAGTTCTACCGATTCAGAGAACTGGGCAAGGTTGCTTGGTGATGACAAACTGAACCTATTACTTACCGATCCACCGTATAATGTAGACTATCAAGGAGGAACGAAAGACAAACTAAAAATCAAGAATGATAAGATGAGCAATGATAATTTTTATCGATTCTTGTATGATTTCTTTGTGAATAGTTATGTTTTTTCTCATGCTGGTGCGCCTGCGTATGTATTTTATTCGGATTCGGAGGCTATCAATTTCAGACAATCTATGCAGGATGCAGGATATAAGATTTCCTCTACTTTGGTCTGGGTAAAGAATTCATTTGTATTAGGAAGGCTGGACTATCATATGCAGCATGAACCTGTTATTTTCTGCGAAGAAACACAGCCTACGGAAGTAGAAACACACCGTTCCCTGGTATATGGCTGGAATGCAGAAGGAGCTCATCCTTGGTATACGGACAGAAAGCAAAGTTCGATTTTAAGGTTTGACAAACCACAGCGAAACGCCGACCATCCTACGATGAAGCCTTTAGATTTAATGGGGTATTTGATAAAGAATTCCAGCAGACAGGGGGAAATTGTAGGTGATGGCTTCTTAGGTTCTGGCTCTACCTTGATAGCTTGTGAGCAGAATTGGAGAGCGTGCAGAGGCTTTGAGCTGGACACGAGGTTTTCGGATGTTATTGTAAGGCGGTGGGTGTCCTACATGAAAGAAAACGGATTGGCTTATGAAGTATGGAGGAACGGGAAACAGCTTACAGATGCTGAGATAGAGCAATTTAATAAAAAGTCAGAGGAATAAACCTCTGATTTTTTTGTAAAAAAATGAAAAAAAGTTAGTGAAAAACTTGCGTATTGTGAAAATTCACAGTATCTTTGTGGTGTTAAAAAAAGCGAAAGATATGAAGTTAACAGAAAAAGAAAAGGAGTTAATCGAAGCAATTAGAAACTTCTTAAAATCAAAACACAATCCCTCAATAGAATTAGAGTTTTATGCAAGGGAGCTTTTCGAAAAGATGATGGATGGAGAAGAGGAAGAGGAAGAAAAAGAAAA